CTATTGGGTCTTTATTAGGAATATAGAAGGTATATTCCTTAGTTTGTGGCTTTTTTACAACACTGCCAGCTCTTTCTGTAGCTAGATTACCATCATCATCCTCTGGAGCTATGCCACAAGTAGCCATCAGGCTATATCTACGAGCATAAGTGAGTGCTGATCCATATCCTTGAGGGTCTTGTTTAGCTGCGGGTACATGCAAGATACCACCAGATAGAATCTCACCTGATTCGTGTACCAATATTGTTTCAATCTTAACGCCACTCTCACAATCATGCGTTTGTTGGATTAATGCAATACCATTGTTGTTAAGTGCATCCAATACAGCTTCGATACATCCATCTAAAGACACATACTTAGATCTAAAGTGTGGATTCGTTGATGTCTTGAGTGCTGGTGCAAACTCTTTCTGTGCCTTGACAAAGGCTGTTGCGATAGTTTTCATACTTTTCTCCTGTTGTTGTAATTCATTCATAACTTCTGCTTCAAAACGATCTTGGTCGTTATCTACCATGCTGCTCTCCTACCATCAATCTTGTACATGTCCATGGCTCGGTTAAGTACCATAGCATCTCTGCTATACCTAGCACCTGACTGATCGTGATCGTGGCATCTTTTAGCGTGTAACTTAATACGCCATTTCTTACGGATCTGAAAATGAGTTAATCTCTTAATCATATACGATCCTTGATTGAAAGTTTAGACTGACGAATGACGTACGCTTCTTTAGCTGGCACAGTTTTTGCTGGCTGTGCTTTGTAAGAACGCATAGGCCATGAGATTTTGTAACGACCCGCATTACATACTTCGTGATCCCTCATATGCTCCATGATGTTGATTTGCAAGCGATCAATCTGTGCTTCTAACTCCGCGATTTGCTCACGAATTGTTATGATCTTCTCAGCTTGGATCTCAACTTCGGGTAACTCAATCGTACTCTTTTCAGCACGATCAAACACACGACTGGCTTCAAAAGAGTTTTGTAAGTCATACCATTCAATCTCTTGATTGGTTTTGTACTTATTTAAACGCTCTTGAAAATCCTCGACAGCATTGTGAATCATGTTGATGTGATCTTCATTAATGGGGTATAGGAAGATGCGTAATGTTGTACCCTTGTATAACACACAAAGAGCGCCCCATGATGCTTTCATAATATCCATTTGGCCTTGAAGCTGTATGACACCACGATATGGCGCTGGCTCATTCTCGACTTCTTGAGCAGTAAGCTTGGCTTCTAAAATACCATAGCCATCAAGCTTGATAGAATCATGCCCCATGACATAAATACCTTTGTCAATGTCAGTGTAGATTGTTGTGCCATTGCCAGACGCAGTGCCATCAAGGCTTGTAGCCAATGGTATATCAGGATGAAAGTATGGTTTATCATGGGCTAGATCATCAATATCAACGCCAAGCCTTTTACAGCTCTCGGATAATATTAACTTCTCTGTAAGGTTTCCCCATAACATAGGCTCTTGCTCTAAAAACTCATTAGCCTCTCCGTTAAGTGCATTAATTGAATACTTCAATTCATCATTAGGCGTTCTAAACTTACTGAAACCTAATAATGCTGGAAGCCTTGAGCATGACATCATGTCATCGGGCGTGACTTTTCCTACCATTTTATGTTTTCCTTGTCTTTGATATTGTTTAGATAATAAGATACGTTAGGCGCTGTCCACGTGCTTCCTGAGTACGTTTTAACGCCTAGTTCATTGAGCTTCTTTGCGATGTTGCGACATGATGCTCGGCCACAATTTTCCATGGCCAAGTCAAACATAGGTTTGATTTTTAATGCGTAGGCTATCTTAACTTTGGCTTGTGCTTGACCGCCTTTGACAGCGATGACTCTCATCATCTCTCTAGGTGCGCCAAGTTTAACGCCTCTTGCTTTGGCGGCCATTAACGCATTGCGCGTATTGATAGAGATTTGGCGTCTCGTTTCTTCATTTAATACAGCTCTGATATGCAACTCAAAAATACTTGCTTCGGGCGTTTCCGCTATGGTAAGCGGCACCTTCTTTTCCAGTAGCGATGACATCAATGCAACCGATCGCGTGAGCCTACATTGTTTGGCCACAAGTAAACGAGAACCATTCTCAATTTCCAATAATGCCAACGCCTTGAGCAGCTCAGGCCTATCATTATGAGAGCCGCTCTCAATGTCGGTATATTCTGAGATGATTTCAGCGTTGATGCTACGCGCGTAGGCGTAGCAAATAGTTCTTTGAGCTTCCAAACCTAGCCCGCTTTGGCCTTGCTTGTCAGTAGACACGCGATAATAAGCTATAAATTTCATGGCTCAATCGCTTTCCGTAATTAATAAAGCATCCATGACTTCCCAGCCTAATTCAATAAGCCTATCTGACATGTGGCGCTCATTATCTTCAAGCCATTCATTGCATTTTTCTAGGCTCCAGTTTGGTTTGAGTGTTTTTACATCTTCCGCGTGCCATGTGACAGCGGCCATTGATTCAAATTGCTTTGATTTCATTTTAAGTACCTTTCATGGTTTAATTAATCATTTTTAAAGAATGCATTGCAAGCCATTGCTTTAATAATCAATGGTTCGCTTTCAATAAGTTCTTTTGTGCTTCCGTATTCAATCTCACTATCATCAATTTGATTAATGATGTACCAGACATCAACATCGCTATAATATTGAATTGTTTTTGTAGATCTACAAAACGGATTAAGCCTTAAAAAAAACTCATTGTATGGGCTATCATCGCAATGCTGCTTTAATACTTCAACGCTATTAATTGCTATCATGTTATTAACCTTTCATGGTTTAATGGCCAAAATTAGCCCCTAAGGGCGCTATTTAAACGCCCTTAGAGATAATTTTATAATCCTAGTAATAGTAAGAGCCAACAATACGCGCTTATGAATCCTAAAGCTAAATAACAAAAGTTCTTTAATAAATTAGTCATATTAAGCCCCTTGAAGATGTAATTGAGACGCGATGCTTTCGATCTCACTATATGGGATTGAGTGACAGCCAACAATCAGCGTATCGTCTTTGAAGCTGTTTACTGTGTAATTGCCTAAATGAATAGAATGATGATCCTTAACATATGAAACGCCTTTTTCATGCCATGACTTAATCAAGCCCCAAAACTTAATAGCATGATCGAGGGGAATGCGAGCGCCTTTTGTGGTTTGAATTTCATCATCCTTAATACGTAGCGCTGTGAGTTCAAAATGATTGCGCACATCTTCGCCCTTGCGCCAATTAATAAGCGCTTCCTCTTGCTCTTTAATTCTTGCAGCCTTGCGTATCTTTTCAAGCGCTTTAGCTTCTTTGTCAGCTTTAATTGCTAACTCTTGAAGGTCATCAATATCGGGGCATGAATAGAAAAGGCCACGCAATAAAGCATATTTTTCTAAGTTCTTAATAATGCTAAATGCTTGCCCGCTGTATAAAGTAGCGTACTTTTTAGACCTTGAAGCCTTAACTAATAAAGTGCGAACGCTTTGTTGATTGTAATTTAAAACTAATTGTTCAAAATCAGCTTGCCCTAATTCAAGTGAATTAAGGTTCATTTTGGGAACGCTTAAATAAATGCGCTTCTCGAAATGATTAGTTGCTTGTCTTGCTAATGATTGGTGTTTCGATGTGGTATTACTATAAGAGGCTGTATTATAAATAACAGTATCTCCAATAATTTGAGCGATAACAGTTGAATAACTGTATAGCTTGCCATAATGACAAGACATTGAATTAGCACTCTTATATATGCTAGAATCAGGATCATTTGCCCAAATATGAGATAGTTCGGAATTACTTGAATATTTAGTTTTCATTTTATGTACCTTTTATGGTTAATTAAAAATAACGCCCTGAAGCGTTAAAAAGAGTATGGGGCATGAGATATCTAAATGTCAATAGCTAAATGCAAAATAATTTAAAAAAGATTAAAAATGATCAATTCAACGTACAAAATACCCGAACAAATAAAGCTAAAGACACATAAAAACGAGGATTTACGCAAGTTTTGTGTAGTTCCAATTAAGGCATTCTTAAATAAAAAGCTAACAGGGGAAAATCTAAGAGTTCTAGCTGTATTAGCTAGCTATGCAAATAAGGGCGGATTCTCTTTTGTGAGCTGTCTCACAATAGCTAAAGACTTAGGCTGTACATCTCAAAACATAAGCAAACATCTAAAGAAGTTAGAAAAGGCTGGCGCTATTGAATCATTCAATAACTACTTTCCTAAGCTAAAAGGGAACACAAGGCGCATTATTTATGATGACAAAATAAAGAGAGAAGATGTCTCAGAGTATGACCTAAAGAACTCAGAGATTAGCGAGATATTAAAGACTAATAGAGTATTGAATGAAGTTAATGAGAATGATTCCCAATCTCATGTAGTTTCACAATCAAGCAATCAGGTAGATGATGAGTTAGCTAGCTTGTTTAATACTATAACAAGAGAGAGCGACTTACTCGAGGCCGAAAGGCTATTAGCTGAAGGACTAACACCTAAAGAAGTCAGAACCCGCATGGCTCTAGGTTCATAGAGCATCATACAAGAAGGCTAAAGGTTCGTTTAGCATCCTTCAAAATGAATAGGGCTTCCATGACATCCTTTATATTGTAGGCATTGCAAGCATTAAGCAATCTGAAACGCTTACCTATGCCAATTTGGAAGGCACATGCTTGCCCCCCACCCTGTCTCATATACCGAGGGGTATCCCACACAAATTTTTTCCAGAAATTAGAGATTAATAACAACAGATATCGTATCACCATGGTATGTCTTAGCAAAAGCAGACCTTACCTACTGACTGCCTTTATAAATATATAGATTAAATACAAACCAAACACAAAGGTATCTAGTATCTTATAGGTAATATAGAGGATCATGTGATAGAGTTCGTGCGAATAATAGACCTAACCCGATAATAAACAGTATTGTTTAAATTAT